GGCCTCGGCATTTTTTCGTTAAGGAACCTCTATGTCTTCACTCGACGGCCTGACGCCGCTTACGGAGCTTGAGGCGATCAACGTGATCCTCGCCACCACGGCGAACAGTCCCATCTCCACGATGGACGACAACCAGATCATCGACGCGTCTCTGGCCAGCAATACCCTCCGTTCTGTTCTTGTGGAAGTGCAGACACAGGGGCTCAGCTTCAACACCGAAACCAACTACGTCATCTCGCCGGATCAAAACGGTTTCATTGTCCTGCCCCGCAACACGCTCCGGGTGGACACCTATGGTGACGATGCCAGCACAGATGCCGTCCAGCGCGGCACCAAGCTCTACAACAAGGACGATCACACGTTCGTCTGGACGAAACCCGTGTCACTGGAGATCACCTTCGGTCTACCGTACGACGAGCTTCCGCCTGTGGTCGCCAACTACTGCGTCATAAGGGCCGCTCGAAAATACCAAGACCAGTACTTCAGCGACAACTACGTCCACTCCTACACGGCCAACGATGAGCAGCAGGCCCTCGCTCGGTTGATGGACGCGGAGATCGACAGCACTGACCCGAACATGCTCAACGACAGCACGTTCATGCAGGGCCTCCTCGCACGTCGATGAGCCGCATCTCCAGCACGATCCCGAACTTCATCAATGGGGTCAGTCAGCAGGCAATGGCCCTGCGTCTGGCCTCTCAGGGCGACGTCCAGATCAACGCGCACTCGACCGTGGTGGATGGCCTCATCAAGCGTCCTCCGCTCGTCCGTGGTCCCCAGCTTCTGGGCGACTTCTCCTCGAACCCGATCCACTGCCACCCGATCAACCGGGACATCAACGAACGCTACGAGACCATCTGGTCAAAGGCTGGTGTCCGCGTGTTCACCTTGGATGGCGTCGAGCGGCAGGTAAGCTACCCCGGTGGTCTCCAGTACCTACAATACGCGGGCACCCCGGCTGAACCTCCGTACCGCACGTCAACCGTTGGCGACTACACCTACATGACGAACACCCAACGGTCTGTTCAGTTGGACCCCGGTGCGCTTGAGCCAGCACAGCCCTACGAGGCGCTGATCTACGTCATGGCCGGTAACTACGGCAGGACCTACAACATCCTGATCGACGGTGTCCTCAGGGCCAGCTACTCAACGCCTGACGGTACCTCGGGTGCCCAGAGCCCCGGCGTGGATACCGCGTACATCGCTCGGCGTCTGGCGACCGGCGAGACCCAGAACCTTGGCCTCACGGTCAACGGCGCACAGGCTTGGACCTACAAGGCTTCCGACAAGAACCTCACGACCACCTTGGCTGGCTCCATGGGCATCGCGGTTGGCAAGGGTGTCATCTACCTGACCTCTTCCGTCCCGTTCCATGTCACGGTCGAGGATGGCTTTAACGGCCATGCGATGAAGGCGATCCAGTACGAGACGCAGGACTTCTCCGACCTTCCGGCCTTTGCCTTCCCCGGCGTGGCTATCAAGGTCAAGGGTTCCGTCACGACGGCCTATGACGACTATTATGTACGCTTCACCCCAAACGACGGGACGTGGGGCATCACAGGTGGCCGCTGGGTGGAATGCTCGAAGCCTGGGTCCCAAGTGGCCTTCTTGGCCGAGACAATGCCACACGCCCTCGTGCGTCAGTCTGATGGGTCATTCACCTTTGGCCCTGTGAACTGGGAGCGCCGCAAGTGCGGTGACGAGGTGACCAGCCCAAGCCCGTCCTTCGTCGGGTCTCCGGTCAGTGACATCACTTGGTTTAAGAACCGCCTTGGCTTCCTCTCAGGGGAGAACACGATCCTTGGACGAGCCGGTGGCCCGTTCGACTTCTGGAAGACGACCGCCACTACCACCATGGACGACGATCCGATTGACGTGGCTTCCTCGGAAACCGACGTGTCGATCCTCAGGTCTGCCGTGGGCTTTGCCGACCGGCTGATCCTGTTCTCGGACAACTCCCAGTCCATGCTCGCTGGCAACGATACGCTGACCAACAAGACGGTCAACATCAAGCCTTCGACGCAGTACTCGATGTCCTCTCGGTGCAGGCCTGTGGTAAACGGCGACAACGTCTACTTCCCGGTCAAGCGCGGCCAGTACTCCATGGTCCGCGAGTACACCATAGACCCCGGCAGTGAACTCGGGTCCGCTACGGATATCACTGGTCACGTTCCGACGTACCTGCGTGGTGACATCATCAGGATGCGGGGCTCCACCCATGAAGACGTGATCATCGTTCAGACGGACGAAGCGGCTACTGATGGCGTGGGTCTCTACGTCTACAAGTACTTCGTGCAGGAGCGCAGCAAGGTCCAGTCAAGCTGGTCGCGGTGGGTGTTCCCCAACGTCACCAAGATCTTCGACTTCTGGTTCATCGAGAGCAAGCTCTACGTCCTGCTTCGGACGAACTCTGGCCGCGTTTGGATAGAGACCATCGACATCCAAGCTGGCAACGTGGACGACGGTATGGGCTTCATGGTCAACCTCGACCACCGAATCTTGCTCCCCGCAAGTGGCCGCACCTACAACGCTGTGTTCGACCGCACCACGGTCACCGCCGATCTGACAGGCAACGACTACATCCTCGTCAGTGGCGCGGGTGGAGCCAATGTCGGCCCCGGTCTACTCCTGCACCAACTCAACGTCACCTCGACGTCATTCGAGTTGGTGGGGGATCTCCGGGACGTGCCGATCTACGTGGGCCTGAACTACGAGAGCCGGTACCGCCTCAGCACGATCTTCATGCGCGAGAGTAGCTCCTCGGGTGTCCCTGTGGTCCGCACTGACGGACGCCTTCAGTTGATCAAGCTGTTGGTCCGCTTCGGCAAGACCGCCTACCTCAGGGCAGAGGTCACCCTTCAGGGCATCCTCAACCGCTCTTACGAAACCAATGGTCGCCTCATGGGCGATCCTGACAACCGTGCAGACAGCATCACCCTAGGTGACGGTGTTCTGCCCATCCCACTCCTATCTCAGAACGACCGTGTGACCGTAGACCTTGTCAACGACAGCTACCTACCGTCCTCGATCATCTCTGCCGAGTGGATCGCCAACTTCACCTCAAGAACCAGAAGGGTCTAATGATCAACTTTCGTGAAGCCACGGTGGCCGACATGGTTGCCCTGGCTCCGCGTCTGCGGCCAGAGGACCGCGCCGAGTGCCTAGCTGCATCCGGCGTGACCCCTGAGATCTCCTTACCCGCTTCGGTGGGCTTGGGGCCTGTCTGGGTCTGGACGGTCGCCGGTATACCAGAGTGCGCCATAGGACTACTTCCCATCGACGGGACCCCCACCAGCGGCGCAGTCTGGATGCTCGGCACCAACGAACTACTCAAGCACGTCCGGTACATGGTGAAGAACCTCCCCGGCGTGATCGACATGTTGCACGACCACTATCCCCTGATCGGGAACTACGTGGATGTCCGCAACACCACCCACATCTCATTCATCAAGCACTGTGGCTTCTCGCTCCTCCGGGTCATCCCCGACTACGGCGTTGAGCGCAGACCATTCATCGAATTTGTGAAGCTAAGGAGCCCACATGTGTGATCCCGTATCACTGGCCACCTTTGCCATTGGAGCAGCCAGCCAAGTCACCAGCTTCATGGGGGCGTCGGCTGAGGCAAAGACCCAGAACCAACTGGCCGAGAACAACCGTATCGAAGCCAACCGTGCCGCCGCTGACCAGTACGCCACCATCCAAGAGCGCATGCTTCAGGAGAAGGCCGCAGCCGGTCAGCAGCTAGAACAAGCCAACACCGAAGCAGCGAAGGCCCGTGGCACCGCCCGTGTAACCAGTGGCGAGGCAGGTATCTCCGGTATCACCGTGGATAGCCTGATCGCGGACTACAACGCTCAGCAGGGCAAGTTCGAGCGGACCAACGAGCAGAACCTCAAGATGACCCAGGACGGTCTTCGCGATCAGCTTAAGGGCGTCAAGTCCAACGCTGAGAGCCGGATCAACTCGGTCCAGAAGGTCGCCAAGCCATCGTTCCTTCCGTACGCCATCGGCATCGCCGGTAGTGGCGTTGACAGTTACACCGCCAAGCTCAAGAGGGACGCTCAGTAATGGCCAACGGACGCGTAGAGGTTAACCCAAACCTCCAACTCAACACCAAGCTCCAGCCTCAGGCCAGCCCTGTGGACACCTTCGCAGCCCCGCCGCAGGCACCGATCGACAAGAACCTTGAGCGTCTCTCGCAGGCGCTCGCAAGCTTCAGTAACACCGTGGGCAACTACGATCAGGTCGCGGCCTACAGCCAGAAGAAGGCTGTTAAGGAAGACGGCGATCTGATGGAAGCCAAGATCGGCGGGATGACCCGAGAGCAACTGA